CAGAATGTACGCCTAGTATAGGTGAGGTTAGGTTAGGTAAGGATAGTTTAGTAGAGGATAGTATAGGAGAGAGTACGCGCCCGCAACAAAAAAGATTTATACCTCCAACTCTTGAAGAAGTTCAAACACGTATATCAGAAATGAATTACTTAACTGATGCAGAAAGATTTATGAATTATTACGAATCGAACGGTTGGATGGTAGGACGTACCAAAATGAAAGATTGGAAAGCGGCACTCGCTAATTGGTCGAAAGATAAGCGCGGTGGAAGCCAAAATGGATACCAACCAAAGCAAAGCAAACTAGATACCTCAATGGAAACATACTATTCACTTCACCCAGAAGAAAGACCACGATTGAATTTTATTGAAGGGGAAATCGTATGAAAGACCTAATCGAATACGTATGTCAAATCTTCGGGTTACAGCTAACATCAAAAATAGCGATGATCGATATGGAGAACGACATAGGAGAAATAAGCAATCACGCTGAATATATCAGATATCTAAAAGCCTCCTTCAACTTATCAGACGTTCAGTACCTCACGGCTTATCAAAAGTTCCTAGAGTTGACGAAGCGGTATAAGAGACAAGAGATCGAAGAGATCAACCGCACCAAGATTGAAAAGATGGGTACAGCAGCGGAACGATTAGCCTCCAAGGTCAAAGAGATCGATACGATGGTGATGAACAACCAAATAGTAAAGCACACATGGGATGGGTTCAAGGTATCGGGCGAATGTTTTTTTACAGACAAGGAGCAAAAGGCACTTGAAACAATCGGATCGCCACTTCGATGTGTCAATCTTCAAAGAAGTATATCAGGTCGGGATATGTTGGCGGAACGACTGGAAGAGTTATTCGTAGAGCGCGTAACTTATCCGCAACTAGAAGCACCGAAGCAATTAAACAACTTAATCCCTAATCTTGCAAGCACACTCACGGTAAGAAGATTTTAACCGCACTACAATCACACACAGCCACCACACGGCACGAACTACACTAAAACCGTATCAATGCTCGCACAGAACACTAAACGCCTTTAAGGGGCTTTAAATCAATCCAAAATCAAAAGGTAAAAAATGATTAAAAAACTAATCACAATGAGAGCAACTTATCTCCTCAATGAATTAGACGAGATTGTATCGGCATACGCTGAGAGAGTAGTAAACGCTCAGAATGAGTTATCTCCGCTGAAGCGATCAATAGCAGCATCGATACCGCCAAAAGACAAGAAGCGGATTAGTTCAATTATTGATCAATTGCAGTTGATGCAGGGAATGTTTGGGGAGAAGGAATGATGACAGATCAAGAAATGATAGATAAATTTTTGCAAGATGGGGGAAAGATTAAAAAAATTGAGCTAAATATGGACAATGAATATTCCAAATATGGCGGAAAAACAAAATCACATCTAACATACGCGCAATCATCAGGAATAGCTAATTTTGAAGTAAAACACCCTTTTGAGGGCAGAAAGTTTATATTAGACGGAGTGGCAACATCTTGTATTAGAGTCTCATCTAAAAGATCAAAAATAGGAGCATTGCACTTGTACTTTATTTTTTCAAATGGAGTTCGATTATTTGAATCATCTCTAACAAGAAAAAGAAATAATGGGAAAGCAGAACTGATTAATGAATAACATATCCTTTCCAAAATCATGTACTTATTTAGTGGAAAATGTTTGTATCAAAGTACCGGAGTTTTAAGATGGCCGTGATTGACTTACAGATAATTTCGATTGCTGATATTGTCGGTGAAGATAAGCTGTATGAGTTAATAAATACTCATGGAGGATGCCGTATATACTTACCCAAGAAGGACTTTGAGTATAAGCAACAACAGATAGCGTACGCTCATGCAGTATCAATCGGGTACAGCCATAACGACGCTCTCATCTACGTAGCTCAACAGTTTAACCGATCGGTACGTACAATAGGCAGTCACTTCAATATGGGGATGTTCGAGTGATAACGATTAACAGCAATGTATATGACGTATCAGAGTTTATGAAGGTATCAGCTAAACAGGCAACATTCGCATTATCCAAGACTATCAACGACTCCTTATCCTCAATCAAAGACGATTATATTAAATCATTCGAGATTATATTTGATAAACCGAACATGAAGTATTTAAAAAATGCATTCACGGTAAAAAAATCCACCAAAACCAGCCTAGCAGGTATGATCGAAGTAAGCCCGTGGGATATGGGCAAGGGGCAAACGCCTGAAGCTGTGTTACTTCACCACGTCACAGGCGGAGACAGACCGCTTAAAAGGTTTGAGAAAGCAATGATAGGCAGCGGCTTTATGAATAGCAATATGATAGCTGTTCCCGGAGCAGGTGCGAAGCTTGACCAATACGGTAATATCAAGGGTAGTTTCTCCGCTATGCTTATCTCATATTTTGGAGCGTATCGCAAAGCTGGTTTTGATGGTAATATGAAGCAAGAAACACGCGACAAGATGGCACGATATGCAAAGATCAAAAAAACAAAGTATGACAGAAAAAATAAAGCTAAAGTAATCAATGGTGTAGTTTATTTTATGTCCAATGGAGGAAAGTTTGCGCCGGGTATATGGGCAAAGACAGGGCATAGTGGAAGAAATATAAAGCCAGTGATTTTATTTGTTAGAACTCCAAACTATAAAAAGCGGTTTGACTTCTATGGGATGGCAGATATGGATATACAAACTAACTTTAAAGACAGATATTCTAAAAATTTTGAGTTTGCTATGAGTACGGCTAGGTAATGGATGGAATACCAAGCAAGGGGGGTACTTTAAGGTACTGTGAGCGGGATACCAAACAAGGGTAATGCGACGCCCGCATTTTTTTTAGTCACAGATTTTTTTAAGCCTTTACTTTTAATAAAAAAATAACATACCAAAGGTAAACTATGAAAGAGTTAAAAAATGCCTATTTAGAAAATGATATTTTTGTGATGGTTGAGGCACTATCGACCATGATCGGAGTGTCCAAAATGAGCATAACTAATTATGTCAAAGACGGTATGCCATTTATAAATATTGACGAATCAAAAAGAAAACATTTTCCAGTCCTTCAATGTCTAAAATGGCTTACGATTCGCGGGCTAATTGAAATACAACAACCAATCAAAGAACGCGAAGAGGATGAAAACTATGATGATATTGATTCGCAAGAGGCCAAACGTCGTCAAGACATAGCCAAGGCGAAACTAATGGAAATGGAAGTCGAAGAGGCAGAGGGTAAAATAATACGAGTTGAAGACGCACTAAAGGAAAATGAAAAAGTTTTAATAGCGTTTCGTTCACGTATTCTATCAATGCCATCATCTATCGCGCCATCTATCGTAACGTGTGAAACAATTGCAGAAGCTAAAGCAATGATTGAAAACGCTTGTCATAATGCACTTGAAGAATTATCACGATTGGAATGAAAACTTTTAACTGTAAAGTGGTATCACCACCCAAAAGACTCACCGTGTCGCAATGGGCGGACTCATATCGATACCTATCGAGCGAGTCATCGAGCGAGTCGGGGAAATGGAGCACCGCGCGCGCGGAGTACCAGCGCGGTATTATGGATGCATTCAGCGATCCAACAATCTATACCGTCGTATGGATGAGTTCGGCGCAGGTTGGTAAGACCGAGGCACTCAATAATATTATAGGGTACTTCATCGATCAAGACCCTTCGCCTATCTTAGGATTACAACCTACCTTGGAGATGGGGCAGACATGGAGTAAAGACCGTATCTCTCCAATGCTTAGAGATACCCCAGCACTCAAAGACAAAATAGCAGACGCTCGGTCACGTGATAGCGGGAATACAATCCTACATAAGACGTTTAGTGGGGGTCACATTACAATCGCAGGGGCAAACTCCCCCGCCTCTCTTGCATCTCGTCCGGTTCGTGTAGTTCTTTGTGATGAAATAGACCGTTACCCTGCATCAGCGGGTGCGGAAGGCGACCCCGTATCACTTGCGTTTAAACGTACAACCACATTTTGGAATAAAAAGCGTATGCTTACCTCAACCCCTACGATCAAAGGGGTATCCCGTATCGAAATGGCTTATGAAGAGAGCGATATGAGGCGTTTTCACGTTCCGTGCCCTGAGTGTTCACATGAACAAACGCTAAAATGGATCAATGTATCATGGGAGAAAGATGACCCACATTCAGCACGTTATTCGTGCGAGAATTGCGGTTCACTTTGGGGCGACACGAAACGATGGGGAGCCGTTAAAAAAGGGCGTTGGATAGCTGAAAAAGAGACAAAAGGAATAGCAGGGTTTCACCTTAACGAGATTTATAGTCCGTGGGTTTCTCTTAGCGATATGGTCACAAACTTTTTAGAGGCTAAGAAATCAAAAGAGACGCTGAAAACATTCGTGAATACTTCGCTAGGGGAGACGTGGGAAGAAGAGGGAATACAACTTGATGACAATGAGCTAATGAAACGAAGAGAGGAGTATATCGATGTGCCAAGCGGTGCGCTTGTATTGGTTGCAGGGTGCGACGTGCAGGATGACCGTATCGAAGTAGAGGTCAAGGGCTTTGGAGCCGGTGAAGAGTCGTGGAGCATCGATTATAAAATCATCTACGGAGACCCATCGAAGCCGAATGTATGGCATGACTTAGATACCGCCTTGCTGCAACAATATCAAAATGAAGATGGATACCCTATGCGTATCGCTTCGGCTTGTATCGACTCGGGGGGTCACTTTACGGATGCGGTTTATAAGTTCGTGAAGAACAAAGAATCACGCCGTATTTATGCTATCAAGGGTTCGAGTTCAGCGGGTGCTCCGCTTGTTAATCGTGGTACTAGATCGAATAAGGGCAATGTCAAACTTTTCTCAGTCGGTACAGATACCGCCAAAGAGCTGATCTTCGCACGCCTTAAAATAGAAGAGTTCGGGGCTGGGTATATGCACTTCAATATAAAAATAAACGACGAGGAATATTTTAAGCAATTAACGGCCGAAAAAATAACGACAAAGTTTGTTAGAGGCTTCCCGGCTAGAGTATGGACGAAAACACGGCCACGTAATGAGGCGTTAGACTTGAATGTTTATGCTTTGGCGGCGCTTGCAATTCTAAATCCAAATTGGACAGCACTGCAAGCCAACGTGTCTAAAAAATCACAGCCAAAAGAAGATCAACATCCACAAATACAAGAAGAAAAACAGCCGTTTGTAAAACCAAATCGATCGCAAAAACCGCGAGGAAGTTGGGCAAAATCATGGTAATTTAGGGCTAAAATAGCCCTTTTTTTGTCCTCCTAATTAATATTAAATAATATCTACATTCTGCCCCCCCATTAAACACCGATATTGTCAAAAACTACGCACTACATTGCATAAATAATAATCATCATATTGTCTATTTTTTAATCTTTTCCAATTTTACGCTTTTCAAAATGTGAAAATTGTATCAATGGATAACTTAGCACTTGATTCTCTCTTTATCGGCGATACTGTCACGAAGCAAATTAACCTTAATGGTTATTCCCCTGCCGACTACACTCTCAAATATGAGATCGGGGCAATTACGCTTACATTTTCGGACGACGGGGTTAACTTCACCCTATCGGCAGTAATCACTGGTATTACAACGGGCGAGTATAACTATCGTGCCGTCATCATCAACAAATCCACATCAGCAAAAACAACTCTTCTTCAAGGTCGCGTCAAGATTACTGACCTATCGTATAAATCCCACGCTCGCAAAGTCCTTGATGCTATCGAAGCAACTATTGAAGGGACGGCAACGCAATCACAATATGAAATGACTATTAACGGACGATCGATAAAGTATTTTTCACCTGAGCAACTCCTAAAACTACGATCTACCTACAAGCGCGAGATAGCTAATGAGGAAGCATCAGACCGAATTAGAGCTGGTTTAGGCTCAAAAAATAAAATTCTGGTGAGATTCTAATGTTTGAAGGATTAATGGCACGTTTCGGCTACAAACCAACCGAACAAAAGAACGCAAAGCGCAATTATTCAGGGGCGAACATCGGGCGATTGTTCTCATCATGGCAAGCATTCAGCCAAACTGCCGACCGTGAAATACAATCCTCTATCACCGTATTACGCTCTCGTGCTCGTGAACTCTCACGCAATAACGACTACGTTAAAAAATACCTTGAAATGGTGCGTAAAAACGTAGTAGGTTCAAACGGTATTACCCTGCAAGTACGAAGCAAAGACCCTAAAGGTTCACTCGACACCAAAGCTAACTCTATGATAGAGGATGCCTTTTACAAGTGGGGGAAAAAGGGTAATTGTGACGTTACCGGTCGTCATTCATGGCGCGATATTCAAAACCTATTCATCGAATCGACTGCAACAGACGGCGAAGTATTGGTGAGATTATTATTTGATCGAAAAAAAGGGTTGCAGCTTCAATTAATCGAATCGGATATGCTCAATGAGCGTTTAAATGACATATCTAGACAAATATCTATGGGTATTGAATACGATGATAATGGAAG